CTTTTTTACCAGGCACATATTCACCGCCTGGCATCAAGAACTCTTTGTTTGTACCTTCAACTGTACGATAACCTTCTTTAATTTGTTTATCGACAGCTGTATTCCACCAGTCTTCAGATTTAAAGATGTTACGACCGCCAGCAAGATTAAGTAAATCTTTTTGTGCAGTTTCTGATTGAGGTAACATCCCTCTTGCTAATGCCATACCAAAGTCAAGGGCTGCCATTATTTGTTAGTTCCTAATGTTTTGTTTTCTTCTTCATCAAGCCCAGCTTCTGGCGTTAATCTTGATTGGAATAATAAAGAACGCTTACCACCATAACGTCTGGCTCGTTGTTTTGATGCCATCTGTTCTTGTAAATCACGTTTTTCTTCTTCAGCTGCTTTTCTTGCCCGTGCTGTTTCTTCACGTTGCATTGCTAATTGCGCTTCTGCTGCTGATGTGTCTGGCTTTCCGCCACCAAATGCACCACCCATTAAAATCTCCTCATCATGTATGTATCTTCTTTATCTGCACTATAAGCTTTCATTAACCCTTCTTCTACAAAAGATAATGCTTTTGCCCAACGTACAGCACGTGTATCTTTCTTTTTAACAGTTATTTGCAATCTATGCAAGCGAAATAATATCGTTACTATATCAAAAAATGCAATTGCTCCTTTAGTCATTGCGATGGGGTATTGTCGGGCTTCTTCAGTAAATAAAGCCCACGCTTCACCCACGCCAGTCCATATGTTAACCATACCAAACATACAAACAACGTGATCATTAATGAATACAGAAACAGCTGGACCGCACTGAGACTGATAATTAATATACCGTTTTCTATCTTGATCCGACATTTGTTCAGATCCATAACTATAAATTCCTGTAAAATTATCTAAATGACTTGGATGATATGGAAGGTATACGCAGCCATCAATAGGCGGCATATAGTCTTTGAGCATTTGTTCATCAATCAAAGACATTAAATTCTGAATTGGTTATTGTTTGTACAACGATAGTATTTTGTTGTAATGGTGATTTTGTCATGCGTTTGTGTTCACCACCACCTAACATCAGATAACCAAATGCATCACCAACGTGTGAGTGTTCATTTTTGTTTGGACTATCTTTAAATCTTTCTTGTCCAGCACCGACAGCAATTCGTTTAAAATGATAACCGCCTGCTAAAGATTTACGTAAACGTTTACAAGCAGTATGTATAATTAATCCAGGCTTTCCTCCAATCAATCTTTGCATAGGAGCAGCTGCACCTTCACGTCGTACTTTAAAATTATTTGATGCAGTAGGTTGTGCTTTAAGTCCTAGAGTGCGTAAGTAATCAAATGCCGTGACTTCATAAATAGCATCTCGTTGCATACCTGCTGGATCCCCCCAACACATAATTTGTGCTTTAGGAAAATGTGCATTGACTTCTGCTAGTAGTTGTTGACCAAAGCGTTCTAGCCCCATATCTTCTGTGACAATCTCATGCAAGACTATCCATCGACCATTTGCTAATCGCTGTCCAATAGCAGCAGCTGGAGTTAAACCAAAGTCTAATCCAATATGCAAAGGTTGTGTAGGATCATATTCTATTTCGCTACTACTCATTAAATGATCATCATACTCAGGCCATACGGGACGACCTTCTTGAACATAAGTATATTTACCTTCAGCATAACAACGTATCCAATCTAAGTTCTTACCGCCTAGCATTTGTTGATAATAACCCCCTGGTAGATTATTAACGTTCTCTGCTTTTGAATTTATTTTCCACCAACGACCACCTGAGAAGATGTGATCATTTGCTTCAGGATTATCAGGTAAATCTTCAGGGGATACTTCTACGACTCCACCTGGTTGTTTAAAAAAGTCCCATGCATACTTACCTGTAATCGGTTCTTTCTCAGATAGTCTAAACCACCAATGATCATCATCCATTGGGTTAGTATCCATCCAAACTCCATGCCATGTTGGGCCGCCATCCTTTTTAGTTGGATAACGACCTACACGGTGAGTCAACCCATCGATGACCGCTTTTGGTAGCTCACGAGCTTCATTCACCCACGCACCCGTAAGCTCTAAAGAGAGAAGTTTGCGAACATCTTTAGGTTGGTCCAATGCTAAGAAAATGACTTCACAATCAATACCTGCAGCATCACCTCGGGAGGGTAGGCGAATATGATGCGTAATTGGTGGAGTCCATAACATCGGACCGAAAGTGTTTTCTGGAAATAACTCTTGCCAAGTTTTTATTGTTGTTGTTTTTAATTCAGGATAGGAGTTACGTACAATAACAAAACGAGAGTAACGAACACCATCTGCAGGCGATGGCTTTTGTCGTACTGCCCTCATCATAATTTCTGCTGCACAAGCATATGATTTTCCTGATCCTACTGGACCCATTAACCCTCGTACAAATGCATTGCTTTGCAAAAAATGATACGTTGTTGCTGCTCCAGAAAAGTCTAAATCTATTCCTGGTCCAGATAATTGTTTTTGACTACGATCTTTTTTATTGCTCATCGTCTATGTCTTTGAACTGCATTGTCATCATACGCTTGAGCTCTTGATTCTCTTTCCACAACTTATCAATAATCTCCATCACCCTTGTATTATTGAGATGTGCCATGGCGAACTCTTCACGTAACTGATCAATTTGCGGCTTGAGATCCATCACGTTCCCTCACTTTCTTGCGAAGTTTTTGTAAGTAATAGTCTGCTTTATCCAAATCTTCAACACCATTCTTTAAGGCAAACCTCCAAACATATTTAATTACATTTGCTACACAAACTGCAATTATCCCCACCAAGCCCATGGTTGCTGATTCGATTGCGTCAATACATTCTACCTTACCTTGCGTATAATGCTTGGGCTTATTGACGTTATCACTCATCCTTAATTCCTAATCTTTTTTTTGCTTCTTCTGCGAATTTTACCACAATTTCAAAATGCTTGTTTGGATTGTCTAAGATTTTTTTTATCCAATCACGTTGTCTGTTTACATCTTTACTCTTCATCTTCACTTCCTCTAGGGCCTGCAGGTATCTCTTCCTGTTCTCCGTCGTCATCTTCAATGTCAATTACCTCTGGTGCTCTTACGTTAATACCAATGACTGATGGCTTATCAGACTCTTCTGGGTTATCCAGCAAGCCAGATGCTTTTGCCAACAATCTTAGTATGGCTGGTTTATCTTGTAACTTAATGTCAATAATCTGACCTTGATCATTAAATTTAATTTCTCGTATAGCTTGAGCTACATGATCTGGAATGTCTTTACTATCTTTAAATCGCATTCCATCTTTGTCCCACTCCATCACATCAAGCAGTGTAGCATTTGCCATAGATAGCATAGAATAAGTTACTGCTTCTTTATTTGCGACAATTGTTTTACTGCGTTCAATCTTTTTTTGCAGGCTACGCACACCTCCGTAACCTGCCAGTGAATCCATGGGTTTTTTATTTTTTATAGTCTTAGACATTAGAACGGCATATCATCATCTAGTTCTACAAGAGAATCCGACGAGACCGAATTCTGTACTGGTGCTTGTGGTTCGGTATTGGCACTCTGCTTAACTGGATTACCGACTTTAACTTTGAACCATGTATTGCCTGAATTTCTGCCAACGTTTTGCCATAGATTAATGTAGCATCGTGTTCCATCTGGTAATAGAATCTGACCTGTGTAGTCTCCATGCCAATCTTCTGTCTTATCATTGTTTAAAAATAACTTGCCTTCTCGTTCATTTAATTCAACTGGTCTTTTATCTTCAGCCATTATTTTCTCCTTATTGGTTTTCGATTATTAAAACATTCTTTACACACCCAGCGTTGGTGTTTACCACTAACTGTATTTACCCATTCTCCCGTATCTTTATTGCGGAAACGATTGCAGGAACTACAAAACTTCTCATTCCTCATATGGGTATATATGTACCACCGCCTGGCCGCCTGTAACTTCTTCTCCACGGGCAATCTCTATAAATTCAAATTGACTATCATCATCATACATTCCTGCTTTCATTAACGCATCTAGTATTGCTTTTAAAGTATTATCTAAATCAAACTTGCGTTTACTTCTTGGATGTATCATAACACTAATTGCTAATTTTATCTCACCAAAAGATTTATATCCTGATTGCTTGACTACAGCAAACACCTCTTCAGTAAATTTTTTTCCAGCAGGTGATATATATCGTCTTTTACCACTTGCATGCCAATAGTTATTTACTGATGGTGGGTAAGGTAAAGTAAGCTTTACAGTGGGTCTCATAGTTTATTGAGTCTAGCCCCAAGTTTATCTTTATTCAAGTATGCACGGATTGCATCATTGATAATAGATGATTTAGATTTTTCTAAGTCTTTCTTAGCTGCATTCAATAATTCAACATTGGTTGGACTAAGTCTCACTAGAAAAGGTTTAAAGTCACTCATGCTACTGCCTTTCTTTTATTATCATATTGATCTAGTTCATCTTGGCGTGCGCTCCACATAGCACTGGCTAGTTGAAACACATCATACATAACATTATGTGGTCGTTTAATATCTTCAGATCCATCATAGTTAATAGCCTTTAGATGTTGCTGTAATACAACAGGTAATATAATCTTGGCATATTCCATCATCTCTGCGTAATCAGATTGTTCTAATGTCCAATACCCACCTACATCAACATCTTTTGGCGCACGACTTTTCAATCCTTCACTAATGGTATATGCACCAAACAAATGTACACCTTTATCAGCATACTTCTTAAACTCTTCCTTACTTAACTCATTCATTAAACTTCTCCTTGTAATGGTGGTAATGGTTCTTCATACAGCGGAGGTAAGATCTCTGGTAATACTTCTACCTCAATTGTAATTTCTGGTAGTGGCTCAGAATTTTCAATAAATAATTCTTCAACATCGAAAACTTCAAGCTCTACTGTCTGAGATTTCTGACGTGTCCCTAGAATTGCAAAAATAGCTGCAAAACAAAAGACAACAATAATCATAGCCCAGACTGTTTGATCCACTTGTTTACTCATATAAGTCTCCTACATATTTGTTTTGGACCTTTTTCTTCGGACGTCCACGACTCCGTATTTCATTTTCATGCTCTTTAGCTACGTCACGTTTACACATCTCCATCATCTTAAGCCACTGACTGGCACCTATCATCTTCATGCCATGTCCAGTGAAACCCTTAGTTAAACGGTAGTAGCCGCTTGGATCGGTAAACTTGTATTCCAACGGTTTACCATCGTTGAACTCATTGCAGATGAGTTTATAGAATTCTCTTAATG